ATCCCCTGTCACAGCATTAGTTACAGCAGTCACGGCAAAGACAATAATCTGTTTTGTTTTACCCTCCCAACCTGTCATCCATGCAAGAGGTTTGTCAACACCCTCACAACGGTTATTAAAGGAAAGTGATCGGTCAAGAGTTCGTCCAACTTCACGTTCTGAAGTTTGGAATACTCGACTTGTAATTGACGTGTCTCTCTCCAAGACAGTGTCTACGTCGTGTTCGAAAGTAAGGTAAGAAAACCCTGCTTTTTTCGACAACGGTTTCAGAGGTGGCTTAGTTCCCCAACCACCATGGACATCAGCACCAGAACCTGAGAGTTCTACTCCGAAGGCTCCTGACTGATTCGGCTTACTTGATGCACTCATAATAGTTCTCCTATTGAGCTGTTAAGTTAATTAAGTTAATCGAAAAGGCAAATACACATATCATCATAGAATCATCTAGTTGAGGTTCTGCAAGAACTTGAGTGCTTGCCCCCACCTCGATAAAACCTTGACATGGTGGATTCCCTGCAAGTTTATCTTCTTCAAAAGAATAGATAAGATTAAGAGCTTCAATCCCATAATTCATTATCATCCGATAATTTTCTTGTTTTAATGGAAGACCTGTTTCAGGATCTTTTTTCTGAAAAGCATAAATCTTAACAAGAATATCAGTAGTCCCTTGTTGGTTCACTTGCCCTTCATAATAATCGGGACCAAAAATTCCTTGTGATACCTCGACATACGGGTATCTGTCTTCTGACATACTTGTTTTGTCAACTCGATCTGACATATCTACGTTAGTCGAAACAACAAAACTCAAAGATTTAAGTTTCTCCAAAGTTGAGAAAAACATCTCGGTGTATGGATAATCCATTAGTATCCTTCCCTTTGAATGGCTTCTCTAATAAACTCAGATAACCGATTTCTTGTTTTTAAATAAGCAGGGTAAAAGAAAGGTCTTGAGTTTCCTTTTAAACCAAACTCATGTCTGAATCTTATTGCAGCCATTTGTTTAGCTTTTTGTAGAGTCTGACCCGAAGATCCTTTTCCTTTCTGTTTAAACATCTGGCGGTAGTCTTCTAACATTGCTGAGCCATCCCGAACCATTGGAGTCCATCTAGCAGAAAAAGACTCAATAGGTAAACTCTTAGTCGTCCTTGTCCCACCACCCTCAATAACACCAGTGAGAGATTTGAATTTAGAGGGATCAGTTTTACTAAGTTTCTTAGTTAAGTCAGTGAATCCCTCGTCCTGACCACCTTCTAATAGACCACGTTTTAAACGACCAGAACGGCTGGTCAGCATCGTTGGGTGAACAGCCTGCATCTTTTTCTTTAACCACATATACATATAGTCATGTAATTCTGGAAGACCTGTTCTATCTTCTATTAGACTCTCTGCAGAGGTTAGTCGAAGCAACTTTAAGTATTTTGCCATACCCCGTTTTATGCCTAGTTGGTGTTTCCTAAGCTTAAAATGAGATAACTCTTTGATTGCTTTGTCTGCAAGCCAATCTATTCTCATAACACCTTGTGCTGTACTCATTCATCCTCCAAAAGGGAGCACCACTTTGTGGTGCTCCCTAATTGCTGTTTTATACTGCTGCAACTGCTGTGTACAAGAATCCGTAACCTGGACGGATCTTGATACCACGCCATTCTTTCGCACGGATAACCTGACCATCGACACCGTTTTCAGCATACTGTTCGATCTCGAAATCAGTAGTGAATTTACGGTAAACAGGTTGGAAACCAACACCTGCACCTTTGAAACCTGTTTTGCCATTTGCAAGAACACAAAGGAGAGCCATGTTTTCTGGATAGATATCATCGAAGTTTGCTTCTGTGTATTCACCATAATTCGCAGGAAGATCATTGTAAGGGGCGGTAGTCGAAACAACTTCTTTAAAGTGGTAACGCTTCCGAACGACTTCAGCCTGTTCATCTTCTGACATAAGCATTACTGCTGTGGTCTGAGCGATGCCATCTTCTTTAGCGATCATTCCAACCATTGCGTTAATCAAGTTTGGATGAGCTACGAAAGAGAGGTGTTTCCGGCGAAGACCGTACCGTTTGAAGAGTTTAGCTTCACCAACTTTGAGGCGAACTTCAACTTCAGATGGAGTAAGCGTTCCCCAGAATGCAGCTTCAGTCGATGTGTAATCAGCACCAGTGAAAACATTTGTATCAAAGAGAGATTCAGAAACACGTGCTTCACGACCTGTCTTAAGGATACCTGTGGCAATCAAACTTGCTTCAGATTGTTCATCCACCATGACAGCTTCATTCGCTTTTGCTTCCATGTTGTCCCATGAGACTTCGATACCAAAAACATCAGTCTCATAGTAATCTGATCCCATTGCCCATTTAACACGAGAGTATGAACCATTAAAGGCACGCTCAGTATTCACAACTCGTTTGTCTTGACCTGCTCCGATCACACGGATTTTTGCCATGGGTGCATCAACAAGAACTTCAGGGCAAAGTTTATTTGCGATATATTCATCCGTTACGAGTTCTTCACGAACAATATCACGGATTTCTGGGAGCTCAACCGCTCCGTGTACTTCCCAACCTTTCATCGGTTAGTCCTTTCAATAAGATTTTTTTTAGATTGATAACTGGGCTGGAACGATTTGTCCCGCTGAACCACCGGACATTGCGACAAGAGACCCTGTCCCTGCTTCTGAAGTACCATCAGCGAGGCTATCAAGAGCATCACCCTTAACAACTGTTTCACCGAGGACAACCCAGTATTCTTCGTTTACTGCAAAGCGTTTGATTGCAATCTGACGTTTTCCCTCAGACCCAAACGCGTTACCAACGGTTACTGCGTTATATGTAGCGTTAGCTCCAACTGAGATACTCTCAGTAGCCTGAGAGTATGTCACGAGGGTTCCTTCGACTGTTGGAGCACCAACAGAAAAATCTGGTACAGTGAAAGCACCTGGGGCACGAAGCCCGCGAGATTTGTTTATAGCCATAAAGTATCCTTCCTACCAACTTGTGGTAGTAAATTGTTATTTGGTTTTCCAGAGAGTTGGGTAGAGTGATTTAGCCTGTACAGTAGCTTGACGCTGTGTCAGGTTAAGATCATTCTTACAAAGCTGAATTGCTTCTGCCTGTGTTTTTGGCTCGTCAGATTCTTCTGAACCTTCACCAGCAGATTGGTTAGTCGAACCATCTTTGAGGAATGAACTCTGATTCGCTTTGACCAAAGGAGTTCCTTCATCTGTCGCTTTATTCTCGATGATTCCTTCAAGAGTTTTAGTATAGTCACCATTGTTTTCTGCAAACAAGGCTGAAACATCCCCCGTAAATTCTGCTTTGTCAGCAAAGGCAGTAAGTTTCGCAAGGTTCTCAAAGTGAGTCACTTTCGAAGTGAGTTCACTATTGAGTTTGGTTAAGTCCGCGATCTGGTTAAGCAGATCTGGTGTTCCCACCGATGTTGTTCCGGTTGGGTTAGTCGAAGCAGTTTCTTTTTTGAAAAGCATTTAGCTCTCCTTCGCTTTGGTTATTAGTTCATCAAGTGTCATTACTTCATCGACAAGGAATGACGGTGCTTTACTTGCTGTATAGTAATCAGCATTAGTTCCTTTAATATCTTCAACACTTACTCCACGTCCAGAAGCAATCTCTGCTACCATAGTTTTGTATGTGTCATCTACTTTTCCTTGGATAGATTCAAGTTCAGCGTCTGAGACTTCCAAGTCTGGATGCCCAATGGCTTTGAGTGATCCTGCTCGTATAACAAAAGATTTACTTTTATCCGAAGAGATATTCTTTGTTATCACTGAATACACTCCAATAGACCCAACGACAGAAGAAGGAGAAGCAATAATTGAACTTGCTTTTGATCCAATCCAGTACGCCGCAGAAGCCATTTGAGTATCTGTGTAAGCAATAACTTCAACACCACGTGCTACAACATCTGCAACAGCTTGTGCACATTCTGGAGTGCCCATAGTTGAACCACCACCCGAGTCTAAGTGCAGAATTAAACAATCTGCTTCGACTGACCGAATTATACTTGCAAGTCTAATCGTAGGAATCATTCCACAATAAGGTTGCATATTTCCTGTTCTAGGAACTAGCGTCCCAGAAACTTTTAAGTAGTCATAGGAACGACCAGACTTAGAAATAAAATAGTCTGTTTCCCAACTGGAAGAATTAGCATCACCAAACTTAGTGTGTTGCTCAATAGCTACAAGAGCGTGGTAAGCATCTGTGTTGTTAATCTTACCATCGAGAACAGAAAGCATTGAACTCAATGCCCCTTGTTCCATTGCCCAGGGAGTATTGTTTATAAAATTGATTATGTTACCAATTGCCATCGTCTCTTCTCCTTTCTTTTTTAGTTTCTTCGTCTATTTCACCGTTGTCATCTACTTGTTCACCCTTGCGAACTGAAGCAGTTTTATCTTGCTTTGTGTTTTCTGGGAAAACGATCCCATATTTCTCGCTAAGTTCTTTCTTCTTTCTGAGGATGATCGCTTCTTGTTCAGTTTGATCCAGCTTTTCTTGAGTCTGTTCACTAAGAGTTGCATCGTAGTCTGTTCCCCGACGGTCGTGTAAATCATGGATTGACGCACTACCATTTGTGAGTTCAGTCTTTTCACCACGGGCATCCTTTTCTGGATCTAAAATAGTTGGTCTAGGAATATCAAGGATAAGAGTAATATCATCCGGTTTCAGATTAGTGAGACCTGTCATATAATACTCAAGTAATAAACTTTGAACGACTAACCGAAAAGCCTTAATAGCTTGAATGTCCCAACCTACAAGAGATCGGTTCATCTGCATCTGACCACCCTTCCAAGAGGAGTAATTGATATCACTCAAATCTTGATGAAGGATCTCATAGGGCAACTGGTTAGGGACAGAAGACAGCCTGAGGATACGTTTTGAAAACATATCATCACCTTCACTCTGTGCTCTCGGAACAAAGGGAGTTATTGATTCCCCTGGTTTTAGAGAAGCAATCATCCCAGGATTTAGCATACCACGTGTTTCAAGCTGGTTCGACTTACCTAACCCTTGAAGATTATCCGCCGTTTGACCAGAGTTTGTAGTGGTTATAAATCCTGTAATCGCGTTACTGACTCGTTTTCCGATCAGGGTAGTATTAAGATAATCCTCATAATACCGATAAAGCCCAGAAGAAGCGATTGTAGCTGGAATCCCACGAGTCTGATCCGAAGGACTAAAATTACCACCTTTAACAAGGATAGCAACTCTACGGTTTACAATTTCACCGTCTACTTCAATGTCTCGGAAGAAAGGGACATAAACAAAGTCTTCGTCACGTTCCGGTCTTACAGAGTAAGTCTTTATTACTTCCTGTAATTTTCTAACGTAAGCCCCTACAGGAACACCACCTATTTTCTTGATCCCTTCAACGACTGTTGGATCCTTTCTGTGTTTTGGTGGGGTCTTGATCCGTGAACCATCAATTACTTCACAGTAAGTTTTGGTTCCTTTTCTGTTTTTATCTAAGGCGATGTTTACTAGACAGTCACCTTTCTCGAAGGACATACCCGTGATCTGCCGGATAATTTCTGGTATCGATTCTGATCTTGATTTGTCTATCTGAGACAAATCTGAAGTTAGTCGATCCAATAATCCTCGATGTACTCGTTTCCGGTACATTGGTTTGACAACTACTTTATCTGCACAGACATGGTTTACTGTTGCAAACTGAGCACCACTTGCAAGGAAATTATTTCTAACCAAAAAGTTAGATAACATCCTCAAACGTGGTAGATTTTCTCGTCTTGATAAGAGAACATCGATATCAGTTTCAGTATTAAACCATCTTCCAGAGAAATAGTCCGTTTGTAAGGGTTTAAAATCTTCTTTCAATATTCACTCCCAAAACTGACAAAAAAAGCTCCACCGTTATTTCCAGCAAGCTCTGATTGTTCTTGTTTAACTTGTTCATCAAGGAACTTTACAAAGGCTGTAATATCATTAAGCTGTCTAAACTTAGTTGCTACATCCCCAGAGTTCCTTGACTCTTCTATTAACCACTTATCAATACGATGCTCTGAAAGAGCTTGAATGAATCGTGATCTAATTCCAACCCAGACCATATTTTACTCCTAAAGATAGGTGGCGTTATAATCGTAACTTCTATCAGGTGAAAGGGGAGACATCTCTACTTTCTCTTCTACTTCTTTCTTGTTTCGACTAACCTTCTCTCCTTCGACTTGTTGTGTCAGATTATATGGATTATAAATCCAATTTTCTTGTTCTAGTCGAATACGAAGAGTACTAGTCTCAAAAGGAAGGTCAAGAGTAATAAAGTTATGGATTTCAGCCATCCGGTAATCTGTTTGACCACCATTTTCCTTAATCCAGACTACCTTTGTTTCACCTGTCTTTTTATTCTTTTCTTTTACTTTCTTGGCAGTGATAAACTGTGTAAAGTAGTCATCTGTAACACCATAAAATAATGTCCAGTACTCTTTCAAACATTCATTCTCTGTTTGGTCAAGATACTCATGTGTCTTAGCAAACCAAAGCCCAGGAATATTTGAGGAAGGTACAATAGATGCAGCCATGCCAGTATTTCTACCTTTGATTCTCACCGCTTTACTAAGGTATGCTACCACGTTTTTCATTTCTGATTCGCGGTGTCCACCTGTATCAAAAGACCAACGACCTACCGTCCATCTAGTCCCGAGTTCACTGGTGAAGACACGTTCTTCAATATTGTCGTGAATAATCTTAGCAAATTCTGAGACTGAAATAGACTCAATTTCTGCCGAGATAAACACTGTGTCCAAGAGGTGAGTTCTACGATTACTTCCGTGTGCACGGAAAGTTATGTATAACCCATTATCTTGTGTGTCTCCACCTGCGGTAATAACTTTACACCATTCTGGAACTACTCCACGGGGTAAATCAATTACTCGATCGCGTAAGGACTCCATGGCAACTTTACTTTCGGAGAGCTTAAAGAATTTAGCTAACCAGCACTGGATAAAGTTTTTATAGTCATGGTACTTTTTATTTACTTCAATAAATTTTCGTGCAATTCTAACAAAAGAACGAAACGGAGAAACCAGAGATGTAATCCAAAAATAGTTATGCGTCTCAATAAAATCATGCCAATCAGGCAAGTTAGTCGAACCATCATAACCAACTGGAGCATACTTACCTAGATGGTTCCAATCCTTTTTTTTGTTATCATCCGAAAAAGAATGAGCCTTGCAATATTTACAGATACATTTTGCATCTGTTCCATCTTCTTTTTTCCATTTAACATTTTCAAAAAAGTCAAGAACTTGATATTTGCCACAAGCTGTACAAAGACTATAATACAAAAATACTTGAGTAAAGGGTTTGTCTAATTGTTGATGAAGTAAATCACCTTCCACTGAAGGGGTACTTGCTACAAACAATTGTCCAGACCCTTCCTCAAGATATGTTGTTAGTCGATCTCGTAACAGTTCAAAGACGTTACTTTCCTCACCAATGGTTAGTGGAAACAACCTTGCTTCGTCAATGATGGCTCGTTTGGCAGGAGTTGAACTAAGAGTCCCTAGTGATCCACCCCACCCAGGCTGTATAATCATATCAACAAATCTCATAACTTGAACACTGAGATTTCTTGATTTCGGAGATGCAACTTTTGCAAGTAACTCAGGGGTACGTTTTACCATACCGATGATCTTATCTTCGATAGCTTTCTTTGCTGAT